CTGTCATTGTGTGTCCAGATAGAGATAAGTCTGGAGGAAATTTAATTGATGTTGCTGTAGAAAACAATTGGTTAGTAAGCTTTCCACAATGGGAAGAAAATATTAAAGATTGTGCAGAAGCAGTAAACAAATATGGAAGGTTGTATACAGTACAATCAGTAATAAATGGTGCTATAGGTAATATAGCGAAAATTAAAGTTTTAAAAACAATAGGAGCCACTAATGGTTAAAGAAAGTAACAAAGATAAAAACTCACAACCAAAAACACAGCAACAACCAATGCAACCAGGTATGATGATGTGGGATGCTGGTATAATGTATTTCAGTGATGGTTTCGATAGTCAAACAACAAAGCCTGTAATTCAAGCAATTATAGAAAAAAATTTAATGCCAAAACTCACAAAGACCAAAAGAGTTAACACTAGTGATCAACTCACCGGGTGGACAAGTTCATTCAGCATTTGCATTAATTGATACAATGAAAGGATCAGCTATACCTGTAAAAACAGTAGGAATTGGTATGATTGCAAGTTGTGGTCTTTTAACATTTATGAGTGGAACAAAAGGTAGAAGAGTTATTACACCAAATACATCAATACTATCACACCAATACAGTTGGGGATCTGGTGGTAAAGAACACGAACTATTTGCAAGAGTAAGAGAATTTGAATTAAGCACAGCAAGAATGATTGATCATTATAAAAAATGTACAGGTTTAAGTGAAAAGAAAGTTAGAGATATTTTACTACCACCTGAAGACAAATGGTTAAGTGCCAAGGAAGCAGTAAAATATGGAATTGCAGATAAAATTGTATCAACCTACTAGGAGTAAAAATATATGAGTGACAGATTAAATATTTTATGGGCATCTATGTGGGGTAGTGCTGAAATGGTAGCTAAGAAGCTAAATCATATAGCACAAGAAAAAGGAATAGAAGCTGACTTAAAAGAACTAGATGATATTTCTTTAACTGAATTACAAAACTTAGAAAAAGTTGTTATTGTAACATCAACTACCGGAGAAGGCGATATGCCTGACAACGGACAAGGCTTTTGGGAAGATATTCGTGATGCTAAAGGAGTATCATTAAACAAATTAAAATATGGTGTACTTGCATTGGGAGATAGAGCTCACGATAATTTTTGTAATGCTGGTAAAAAAGTAGATAATCAATTAGACAAACTTGGAGCCCAAAGAGTCATTGAAAGACAAGAGTGTGATGGTAATACAGATGGGTCAATTGAATGGTCAAACAAATTTTTGGAGTTAATAAGCAAATGAATGTTACGTTAATTGATAAGATGGGAACAGACTTGACGGTGGTTAATGCCGCTCGGGTATCTTACAATAAAGAAGCCAACTGGGAATCTATTACTCCAGCTGGTAGAGTACCTGGAGTACTTACTGATAAAGACGAAAAACTTTTAAAGTATCTTGCAAAGCACAATCATTGGTCACCATTTGCACATTGTAGTTTACAATTTAGAATCAAGGCTCCTATATTTGTAGCAAGGCAACTGGTCAAACACCAAGTAGGATTAAGTTGGAATGAAATTAGCAGGCGTTATGTTGACTTTCCACCTGAGTTATATAGTCCAAAAGAATGGAGAGGAAGACCTATTGATAGCAAACAAGGAAGTGATGGAACAATTGATTTAGGAGAAACTGTTAATCATCATTTAGAAACAACTATGGAAAGTTGTTTAATACTATACGATTCAATGATTGGAAAAGGTGTAGCACCAGAAATGGCAAGAATGGTATTACCACAATCGATGATAACTGAATGGTATTGGTCTGGCAGTTTATATGCATTTGCTAGAGTATGTGAATTAAGATGTGCTAAAGACACACAATTAGAAACAAGGCAAATTGCAGATGAAATCTACAATTATTGTAAAGAAAACTTTCCATCATCTTGGAAATACTTGCAAAATGAAACAGATGAGGTTATAATATAGTAATGCCAACAGTATATACAGATGATTTACAAAAGCTATTTTTAGAGTTTATGATAACTGATCCTGAGTTATTTGTTAGAGCTAGGAACATTATTAGCCCACAATTTTTTAGTAAGAAATATTTTGATACAGCTACAATGTTTATGGAACATTCAGAAAAATATCAAACACTACCAACTATACAACAAGTTCACGCCAAGTGTGAACTACAATTAACAGTAGTTCCAAATTTGGACGAAACACAAAAGCAATGGTTCTTGGATGAGTTTGAAACATTTTGTAGGCACAAAGCATTAGAAAGAGCAATTATTGACTCAGCTGACTTGTTAGAACAAGGTGACTATGGACCTGTTGAAGAAAAGATTAAAGCGGCAGTACGAATTGGATTAACCAAAGATTTAGGAACAGATTATTTTGCAGATCCTAAAGCAAGACTACTAGCACTTAAAGACAACAACGGAACAGTCAAGACTGGCTGGACATCATTAGATAAAAAATTATACGGTGGATTTAACAAAGGTGAACTTTCTATATTTGCAGGTTCTTCTGGAGCAGGTAAAAGTTTATTCTTACAGAATTTGGCATTGAACTGGATTAGTCAAGGACTAAATGTTTTATATTTTACATTTGAATTAAGTGAAGAATTAAGTGCAATGAGACTTGACGCAATGATTACAGGAACACCAACAAATGAAATATTTAAAAATATTGATGATGTTGATTTAAAAGTTAGATTAGAAGCTAAAAAATCAGGTAAGTTCCAAGTTAAGTATATGGGTTCAGGATCAACAACAAATGATTTAAGAAGTTATGTTAAAGAATATTCTATTCAAAAAGGTGAATCACCTGACGTAGTATTAGTAGACTATTTAGATTTAATGATGCCTACAAACAAAAAAATATCTCCATCAGAGATGTTTGTTAAGGATAAATTTGTATCAGAAGAACTAAGAAATTTTGCTGTAGAACAGCAAATAGTTTTAGTAACAGCATCTCAGTTAAACAGAGGTGCAATTGAAGAAGTAGAGTATGATCAAAGTCATATTGCAGGCGGTATTAGTAAAATCAATACAGCAGATAATTTAATAGGTATCTTTACAAGTAGAGCTATGCGTGAACGTGGTAGGTATCAAATACAATTAATTAAAACTAGAAGTTCTGGTGGTGTTGGATCTAAGATAGATTTAGCATTTGATATTGACAGATTAAGAATTACGGACCTAAATGAAGATGATATTGAGGTAATGCCGACTTCTTCTGATGCATTAGTACAATCAATTAAGAAGAGATCATCTACAGTAACTGGCAAATCAGAAGCGTCGGTTGTTGCAGAAAAGACGGAAATTACTAAAGGTTTGCGTGATTTATTAAAGTCACAACGCCAAACATTTGACAATAGCCAATAAATGCTGTTAATTTTTTGTAAAAATGTTATAAATATTTCATAAGGCGGTAATTTAGAGATATGAAAAAACAGACACGTAGCATATTGCAGGAGATTAGTAGAGTAGTTCCTAGCACTGATATGAACAATTTAGTTGAAACTCGTGCTGGTCACGTTATATCATCAGCAATCAATGTAACTAAAATGATATATGAATCATATGATGAAGCAGTTGCAGACGATTTGATCAAAAGATTTGTGAATAGCATTAAGACAGCTGATCCAAAGAAATTTGAGCGTGGTATAAAAAAACTAAATGAGTCTAATAATAATGAAAGCTAATGATTTATTACAAGAAAATCCAAATCTTCACCTTACGCATCTTGAAGATCTAGCCCTATTTCAGGGTAAAGCAGGTGCCATTCGAGCAGTTGCATTTTTAAGAAATTTAGCCAACCTTGCAAAAACATCAAGCACAAAAAAATTTAATGTGACTTTAAAATGGGACGGATCACCGGCAGTAGTTTGTGGTACAGATCCAGCTGATGGTAAATTTTTTGTAGCTACAAAAAGTGCATTCAATAAAGATGCAAAGCTTAATAAAAGTTTAGATGACATAGCAGTCAATCACCCTGATGCGGGAGAAGCCAATAAACAAGGATTGCGAGACAAGTTATCACAAGCATTTATAAGTTTACAAAAATTAGGTATAAAAAATGTATTACAAGGCGATTTGCTTTGGACCAAAGGAGATTTAAAATCAATACAATATCAAGGAGAACCTTATGTTGCATTTAAACCAAATACATTAACTTATGCTGTTCCACAAAATATGCAATTAGCAAAAGAAATACAACAAGCAAATTTAGGTATTGTGTT